GGCGGCGAGATCGGTCATGGCGGCAGACCGGTTTCGGCGGAGGGGCGCGCAGCGGCTAGGCGGTGACTGTTGTAGAGGCGGCGTCTACAACAGGGGCGCCGGGACCGCGGGGAGGGGCATTGGATGCAGATTCAACGGATCACCGAAGGGGTCAGCTTCAACGACGACGACGCGGTTGCGAAGGCGATGCGCGAGATGCGCCGGGTACCGGAGCACGAACTTCACTTCTACCTGGTCCAGCGCGACACGCTGAATTCGACCTCGCATCAGACCCGGCAGGCAATCGCGTTCGCCCAGGCAGAGTTCGATCGCCGCACGACGGCCCGGGCGCGAAAGCATGCTTATGCCACGACCGTGCTATCCAGCGCCCTGGCGCTCGCCGGCGTGGTCCTGGGCGCCTTCCTGGCCTGGTTATTCAGGCAGCCGCCAATCTAGCGCAGGTCACTTCCCCCGGACCATGTCGAGCGCGATCGTGCGGATCGCGTCCATGTCGGCGTCGGTCATCCCCAGCACCTGCCGGCGCGGATAGGTATATTCCGGGCCGGTGCCATCGGCGTTGACCTTGCCGCGAAGACCGAGCTGGTGAGGGCGGGCAATGCGTTCGGCGCCGCCGGCGAAGCTGATCGAGAGCCGGTCCTGATCGACCTGCTTGCGCAGGAAGCGCGCCATTCGCAGCCGCCGAAACATCGGTCCGCTCTTCGGCTGGCCGGTCCGGCGCGGCTTGCCCTTTTTGCGCGGCACGAAGGCGCTGCCGTCCGGGTTTTGCTGCGCGGCGATGCGGCGCCCCGTCGAGGTGCCCAATGCCCCGCCCATACGCCGGAGCGCGCGCATGCGCTCGCCGGGGGTGAGGTTCTGCACCATCTGCGCAAGCCAGCGCTCGAGTTCGCGCAGATCCTCAGCCATCAACCAAGGTCACGGGGATGCCGTCCGGCCCGATCGCGACGCCGGCGACGATCGCATCGACGATCGCCTGTTCGCTGATGGCAGGTTCGCGCGGATAGGAGAGGGCGAGGCCGCCGCCTTGCCCGGGTGCCACCATCACCGCTTCCGAGAGGCGGAGTTCCACCTGCCAATCGACCGTCTTTTCGTCGATGATATCGACGTCGAAACGGAAAGCCTCGTTGCCCTTGGCATGGTTGAGCAGCAGATCCGGCTGATGGACGTGCAACCATTGCACGATCACCAGCGCGACCTCGTCGGGCCGATCGGAAGGAAAGTCGGTAAGGGTCAGGGACAGGCGGTAGCGCCATTCGTAGGACGGCGGATCGCCGGCGCGGACGGCGAGCGTCCCCTGGTCGATCCACATCAGAAGCGCCTCGGGATCGCGCGCGAGGATCTTCGCGCCCTCCCCGTCGCGGATAGCCTCGACCAAGGCCGCCCGAAGGCTGTCGGGCTTCTTCACTCGGGCGCGCTTTCGCAGGGCGCATAGCCATGGAACACGCCGAGCCAGCACAGCTTGCGATTGGCGCGATCGAGCGCGGCGACCAGGCTGCGGATGAATTCGGCCGTGTCGGCGTCGGTTACGCATCGACGCGAAGGATCCTCGGCGCAGGCGACGGACGCCGCCGGGACCAACGGCGTCCCCTCGGGCGCGACGCGCGAACGTTCGGGATGGCTGACCGCCGGGTTGATCCGCGGCTTATCGGCCGCGCAACTCGTCAAGGACGCCGCCGACAGCAGGGCCAGCAGGGCGGCGCACCGCGTCAGGATGGTCTTTGACCGCATTGTCGATCCTTTCCTTCAGTCGCTCATCGCGCCGGCGGGCCAGCAGTTCGGCCGAGGCGTTGGCCGCGTCGGCCGCGGCGCGCGCGCCGGCGACGGCAATCGCTTCGGCGAGTGACTGGCGAAGCTCATGATCGGCGACGACGCGCCGATCGTGGGCGCCGATCGCGCACCGGGCCAGGCCGAGCAGGGCGGCGGCGACCAGCAGCGCGCCGGCGGCGATCACCAGCGGCCGCGCCAGGCGGGCGCTGACGCCACGGGCGATCAGCCAGGCTGCAGCCGTGGCGATCATTGCCTCGCCTCGATCTCGGCGGAGCCGCTACCGTCGGCGTTCGCCTCGAAGCGGACGCCGGCGGCTCCGACGTCGGCGCGGAAGTTGCGCAGACCGACGACGATCGCGAAGCTCAACGGCGTGATGGCCAGCACGACCAGGACGCCGAAGGCGAAATAGGCGAGGGGCCAGACTTCGCTCGTCATAGCGGCCAGTTCGGCAAGGCGATCGAGCGCGTTGTAGGCGAGGAACCACGCGCCGGCACCCGCAATGGCAAGCATGACCAGGGCGAAGGCGATGCGCCATTCGAGCGGTGTCCAGTTCTTGAAATTCACCGGCTTAGCTCCCGTTCTTCATCATCAGGGAGAGACGGCGCGCCCGATCGCCGACCTGCCGCGCCCACAAGCTGGCCAGCATGTTCGACGCGGCCGCGCTGTAACTGCCGGCTTCGACCAGGCGCAGCGTGTTGTTGAATTTCAGCAGGCCGGCGGTACCGAGGTTGAACCACATGTTCAGCAGCACGCGCTGGCGGGTGTCATTCAGCCGTCGCCACCAGGGCAAATGCTGGTCGAGCGCGCGCTCGCCTTTCTCCACTTCCCGCGCCTTCAGCCAGAAAGCCTGCTCGCGCGTGATGCCGGTGCGGATCACCTGCAGCTGCGTTTTGCCGAGGTGCCGCTCTTCCTCGGCCGTCAGGGGATTGTCATCGAGGTTGCGGCCGATGCCGATCGTCAGCTTGTTGGCGGTGCAGCGATAGACCTGCAGGCGCAGGCCCTCGTCGCGGATCAGTTCGGCGTAGAGCTTCTCCCGATCGTAGGTGTCGTTCGCCGCCGCCGGCGGCGTTTCCGGCGCGGGCGCGAGGCCCATGCGATCGCAAAAGCCGTCCAGCGCCGAGATCCGCGCCGGCGTGAAGCTGTCTCGATCGAGCCAGGGCCGGATCAACGCGAAGAGGGACGAACGGTCGGTCATGACGGCAGCACTCCGGGCAGGGTGTCGAGCTGCGCGAGCAGCTGATCGAGATCGGGGTCATCGGGGCAATCGAAACAGCGGCGCAGCGCGGCGCCGACGCCGGCGTTCGCGGCGGGCAGCTGCACGATCTTCACGGCGCGCACGCGCTGGCACGCGCCGAGCAGCCGATCGGCGGCACGGCCCAGGCTGTCAGCCGCGGGGGGCGTCGTCGCCTCCCGGCCAGTTCGGTTGCCCGGTGATGCGCATGGTGAGCGCGGTCAGGGCGGACGCGAGGGTGTTGCGCGACACCGATTCCAGATTGCGGCTGTCGCGATCAAGCTTCTCACGCTCCAGCCGATCCTGACGATCGCGCTCCTCCCGCCGCAGCAGGATCCAGATCGTCACGCCCAGGGGGCCGAGCGGGGCCAGCGTCTGCAGGATCAACGGGTCCATGCGATCAATCCCAGAGCTGAAGAAGCGGGACCGCGGCGGGCGCGGCCGTTGCGACCGTGGGAATCAGGACGATGGTCCCTTCGGGCAGGAAGGGGCCGAGTTCGGCCAGGCCCGGATTGGCGAGCAACACCGGCTCGACCGCGCTGCGGCCGACCGTGCGCCACAGCAGCTCATCGAGCGGCTCGCCGGCGTGCGCGGTGACTCGGATCATATCAGCTCGACCGACGTGCGGGTCCTGCCGAGCAGGTCCCGGACTGCGTGAATGCCGTTTCGGCGGTGCTCGGCCGCGGTAATGGTGCGGACGTCGTCACGATCGCGGCTGTCGGCCGTCGCGGAGATCTCGCCATGCGTTTCGGCCAGGTCGGCCGCGGCGAAGGCGAAAACGGCGCGCGCGTAGAGCAGCTCGCCGGCGTTCTGGCCGTCGACTTCCTCAGCATCGATCGCGGCCAGCGTCGCGGCGCCGGCGGCGACGTGGCCGGCTTTCCAGCTGCGCAGCTCGCGCCGAACGGTCAGCATGCCGCCGCGCAGCGCATCCCGAACGCGGGTTGCGGTCACCACTTCAGGAACGCGCATCGCATCGCGAAACGCGGTGATCGAGAGACCAGGGTAGAAGGCGTCGCCCGCGACCAGGTCGGCCGCGACCGTTTCCGGCTGATCCGGATCGACGACGGCCGAAGGTGGCGCGGACACGAAGCCGGACATGGTCGGCCAAGCCTTTCCTGGTCAAATGCAGGGAGTGGGGAGAAGTCCCGGGCAAGTGGGCATGACACCCGTTGTCCGTGCTTTCTCCGCTCCCTGGCGCCGGGGCGCAGCTGGTGACGGCCGATCGGCCGTGAAGGGTCAGGCGACGCGATAGGAGCGCGGCGTGCCCGGAATCAGATGGTCGTGGTGCCGGCGCTGCAGCCAGAGCATCCCCGGCGCGAAGAACCACGGCGTGCCGATCGCGGCGGCGGCGACGGCGATGAGAGGCAGAATGTAGAACAGGGCGGCGGTCATGCTCGATTCCTTCGCTTGGCTGGTGCCTTCACTTCCACGGCCTCCGGCGGGGCCTGCTCCGGGGCGGGTTCTGCCGCAGCCGTAGCCGCGTCGATCTGCCCGGGATTTTCGGGGACACCCGAAACCTGATTCCCGGCGTCCGGACCAGGCGTCCCCTCCGGATCCCCCGACCCATGCTTCGGCCCGGCCGGAGCGGAGTCTTGGTCGGCCGCCGCCGCGAACTGGGCAACGGCGCGCTCGAGGCGTTCGACCTGCTTCTTGACGCCGCTGCGGGCGTCCAGCTCATAGGCGCGGCGCAGCCTGGCCAGGGCGGCCTCGGCCGCGGCGCGCTTGCCGCCGGCGGGTCCGCCCGTGGTTTCGCCTTCAGCCGGCTCATCCTCGGCCTGCTGTGCGAGCAAGAGGCCGATCGCCTTTGCGAGCTTGGCGCGGATTTCGTCGTGCATGTCCGCGTGGTCGGTTGCCTCCTCGGCCTCAAGCAGCAGCTCGCGGTCGAAGGTCTCGCCGCAGCCGATCGCCTTCAGCGCGGAATCGGCGACGGATTCGAGGACGAACGCCTCGACGCCGCGATCGAACCGATCCGGCATCGGCAGGGCGTAGCGGATCATGTGACGGGCGAGATGGAGCGCCGACGCGTAGGAGCCGACGTCGATCGACCAGATCATCACCTGTGTGACGATATCGTCGGGACCGGCCTTGCCCGATTCCTCTGCCGCGCGCAGCGCGCCCTCGACCCAGGGAAAATATTTGGGCGCGAGTTCGCGCTTCAGCTCGATCTTCTTCTCGATCGACTGGATGTCCTTCAGGCGGCGCAGGTCCTCGCCCAGCTGCGCGCGCAGCAGCTCGTACTCCGTGGCCTCCGGGCCCGGAGTGGGGCGCTGCTCAGGCGGCAGCGTCCCGATCGCCGCGGCAGCGGCGGCGAGCATCAGGGAACGATGGCGGCGGGCGAGGCTCATGGTGCGGTCTGCTCCTATCGCGTGAGGTTAAGGGGCGGGCCGCGCCGGCGCCTTGCCGATCACGATGTTCTCGACGAATGCGCAGCGGCCATATTCCTCGACCACATAGCATTCGTTGACGCTCTCGTAGTTGGCGATCTGGTCGAGCTCCGGCTCGTCCTTCACCATCTTGCGACGCGTCCCCTCCTGGAAATAGATGGAGAGGTTATCGAGGCTGGTGATCAGCAGCGCATTCGGCGGGAAGAACGGAACGCGGACCGCCGGCTTGCCGCCGATCTGCTTCGCCGACTGCAGGATGCGGTCGCGCGCCTCGACTTCCGATGCGGTGTTCGCGGCCTTGTTGATGATCGGGAAATACTTGTCATCGACAAGACTGCGGCCGAGGATCACGACCAGGTCGGTATCGTCGCGGTGCCATTCGTCCAGCAGATTGACGGCGTCATAGGCCAGCGCGTCGAGATTGACATAGTCCGCCTCGGCCGTGGTGGAATTCGCGCCCGAGAACAGCGTCCCCTCGGCGACATAGATCGCCTTCAGGCCGGGATTGTTCGTACCGTTGTTGTAGACGGTCAGGGCGCCGTCCTGCAGATGGCGCGCCGGCGCGAAGGTGCGGATCTTAAAGAGCCAGCCCTTGTTGACGTCCTGCAGCAGCGGATTGGCGACCGGATCGGTGGTGGCGGCGACCGAAATGCCATTCCAGCCGATCATGATCCGGTCGCGGCCCTGCTGCGCCAGGATCGCCGAGCTGATCAGCTGCGGGAATTCCGGCTTGTGACGCCAGGCGTCGAGCTTTGCATAGCGCAGGGCATGATCCATGTTGGTCTGCTCGCAGCGGTAGCGGCCGAGATCCCCGGTGTCGGTCGGATCGGTAGGAGTGCGGCGCGTGCCGCCGGCGGTGTTGGTCCGGCCCGCGATCGGGCGGGTGACCGAGATGCCGACCTTGTCGCCTTCCTGCTGGACGACGCCGAAGATGTTGATGCTGCCGAGGAACTCGCTCGACTGCTGCATCCGCTCCTCGAGCTTCTGCTCGACGCTGGGCGCGACCGTGAACTTGGTCGTGACGACTTCACCCGCCTCGACGTCGTTGAGCGCGGCCACCTGGCCGACGTAATTGTTGAAGGCGATACGGGTTTCGCGGAGCATCGTGCTTGGTTCCTGTCAGCGTTCGGATGGGCGAGGGCGGGCGATCAGCAGTCGATCGTGGCGAACTTCGACGCGCCGCCGCCGGTCCCCGGCGGGCGCCGGTCTTTCGAGCCGTCGGTGCCTTCGACCGCGAGCTTCAGCGCGTCATGCTCGCCGCGAAGCTTGGCG